CAACTATCGGTGTGTCGTGGACAAAAGACGCAAAGATAGGTGGGCTGCCAGGCAAGACAAAGTGTGGGCCAGACTGCGTGATGAATGGTCTGTAGAGGCGTTCAAAGAGGCCAGGACTAGGTATTGGCAGATGAACCAGTTTCAGCAACGTCATTTCATTGAACAGCAAGAGCTTGCCCATGACAGACGTTAACAGCCTACATAGCCTGTTTTTGGAAGCAGCCGAAACAGATCGCCGCCTGCCGCCGGCCATTCGAAAGCAGAAAATGGCGGCTTGGCCAGACGTTATCAATGACTGGCATGGATATGGCTGGACACAGATTGGTGAGACTGTGTTGCGGCCTACGTCAAAGCAGATCAGCAACTATGACAGGGCATTGGAGTTGACGGTCTCGATGCCAGAGGCAGATCGTAAGCTGGTCTGGGCAGTAGCGCACAGCGCAGCGTTCAAAGCCCGTGGAGCGCCCTGGACACGCTTGGCCAGGCTGTTGCAACTAGGAACTGATGGCAGGGTCGTCAAACGCAGATACATGGATGCGCTGGTAAGGTTGCACTATGACATGAAAACGCAACCTGATTAATTTTTTACGTTAAGCCTGTTGCAAACTGCATGAAATCTGATACGGTTGCACTAATCTGGGCGCAACCAGCGCAACCAAAGTGTAACCACCGGGAAATTCTATGAGGAAGTTTCAGCCATCACTAGTTGATTGGGATGAGATTGCTGCGCGTTTGATGAGGGGTGAACCTACATCGAGGGTGGCCCAAGACTATGAGATCAGTAGGCAGGCTATAGCAAAGCGTGCCAAGCGCGAGGGCTGGCTCGATAGCCAGGCCAAAATGCAGACAGCCCTCAAGAACGCAGAGCATCTAACAGGCATGGAACTGGCAGTGCGAAGGCAGCCGGTTGCAGTGCAACCAGTGCAACCTGAAAATGTGCAACCAGTTGCAGAGGTGCAACCTAGTGCAACCAAGCGTGCAACCACTAAGCGTGGCGTGCAGAAGTTTAACAAGGATACGCCAGAGGTACGCAACGCAATCATAGAACTGCTCAGGGAAGGCGTGCCTAAGACGCACGCAGCGCAGGCAAGTGGTGTGTCGGTGGATGCTTTCAACGCATGGGTGAGCAGAGATGCAGACTTTGCTGGATTGGTACGCGCAGCAGAAAGCGCTGCGGTCAGTCTCAGGGTGCAGCGGATCGGAAAAGCCGGTCAAAAAGACTGGCGTGCCGATAGCTGGTACCTAGAACGCACACAGAGGGCCACGTTTGGCTCTGACGCTGGCAAAGGTGGTGGAGTAGCCGTGCAGATCAACATCGTGCGTGGTGACGAGCCAGAGGTCGTGAACGTCACGCCTGGCAGCTAAACTGGGACAAAGCTGGGACAAGCATTACAAGGTCTGGCGAAAAGCGTTAGTGGCTATGGATCACAGCGTTGTGCGTTACCGCCTTGAAGAGGCGGCATTGGATTCTGACCGCCCCCGGCTATGACCCCCAGCCCCGGCCTCGGCGCGAAGGCGAAGGCGTTATACAAACCCCCGCGTGCGTAACAAATATCAGCTTCTCAGGTTGCAGTTCACAGGAGTTCAGGTTGCACCCCGGTCCACGCATTATCGACATAGCGCCATTTGATGGCACCGACAGGCGCGAGTTCATAGACGGCTCTGGCGCAGATATGCTCTCCAGAGACAAGCGCTACTGCACACAGCAGAACATTGATGAGATCGTTTCTCTGTGCGGTGAGATGCCCTTACAGAGCGTGTGGGTGAACTATCTGAATCGTTTCGCCCATCTTGGGTTTACTGATGAGCATTACTGCCTGATGCGTGCTGTTGGCTGGGTCTGGCGTAAAGACAACATCAGTGAATACCGCAAGATGATGAAATACCGGCCTCACTGGGATGAGTGGAGTCCACCAAGGGTTGTTCGTGAGCCTTCTTTCAAGAATAGCGAGGCTGCGTTGCGCTTTATGGAGCAGCATTTCGGCAGGGCGGCAGAGTAGTGGCAGAACGGCCTCAAGGATTTGCGCGGCGCATGATGGCGCAGAAGCTGATGACTGACGCACGCAATACGCCTGGCAGTGATAGTCCGTTCTTTGCTGGCCGTATCAGGCCGTCTATGGCTGACATAGAGCAGCCCACGCGCTTCAGCGACATGGCCATGCCTGCGTATACGACTGGCGCGACTGCCAGCCTGTTTGCCCCTGGTGCTGGCGTTGCAGATATCTTTGGCGGTGCGCCTGATCCTATGCAGCCGGGTCAGATGCTGCCCAGCTTTGGCGAGAACATTGGCCAGGGCAACTACCTCGATGCTGGCTTACAGACGCTTGGCGCTGCCGGCGATGTTGCATTAGCTGCTGGTGCGTTGTTCCCGCCTGCCTTGCCTGGTGCGATGGCTGTTGGGACTGCGTTAAAGGCTCCCAGGGCCGCTAGGGTTGCCGGTGCTGTCGATGAGGCCAACACGCTGGTAGATGATTTGCCTACGTTGCGGTTTGACGGCACAGATGAATTGAACCTGGAAGGCAAAAAGATTTTTCCGATTGTGGCTGATTTGACAGCAGCAGGCGGTAGGTTTGAGGGCATTGACAGCAGTAAGCTGGACGCGCCTGAACTGTTGCAGGGTGGCCCGGAGTTTCCAAACTTGAAAGGCAGCAGAGATGCTGGGGTTGTCTGGGCCGTGCAAGGCAAGGGCGTAGGCACAAAGAAATTATCAAAAGAGGCTGATTATGGCCTTGTGGTTGCCATGAATCCTGACAGCCACAGATCGAATGCCACTTTTGTGAATTCAATTGTAGGCAACACATTGGCCTATGTGCGTGACGGCAGAATTAATCCAGAGAATTTGGAGCAATTGAACGCTTTTGTGCGAACTGGCACAGATCAAAAACAACTGCAAAAATTAAAAAATTGGCCAGGCTTTGAAAGCCCCCAGGCGGCAGAGTTTGTTAAAAGCCTAAATTTTGAAGAACGCAAGCGCATTGCAGACGTTGTCGGCAGTTCTCGCGGCCAGGCACTGGGTGCGCCAAACATAGACAAAATCATCAGAGCAACGGGCGATCCTGCTTTATTGGGCTTGAACAGCCGCGATGCAATAATGTTGGTTGAGTTGGATAAAGATGCTGATTTGATCAGGCTAGGCACGCAAGGATCTCTTGAACATAATTCTTATGACTTTGGAATAAGGGGCAAGCCAGTTGCGCGTATACCGGCAATCAGTGCTAAAAATATGTTTCCTGATTTCTTTGCCCAGGCAGAGGCCGAAGGCAAACAAAACGTGCGCCGGGCGTTTGATTTAGCGTTGCCTGTTGAGGAATTGAACGCAGAAAAAATTAAAAACATCAGGAATTTGGCGACCCAGTCTATCGAAAGCCCAAAACAGGCAGCTTTGACGGCTGATTTGCTGACTGGAAATTGGAAATCGTCCAAAGTAGCCAAAAACAAAGGTGGTGTCAGCCCGACTGATTTTGTGCAGAACCTCAAAAGCAGCGATGCGTCATCCACATTGACGATGATGGAACTGCCAGAGGTGCAGAAAAAAATACGGGGCGGTAAATTTGACTTATACCAACTTGGTGACGGTGAGGTTTTTTTTGGACTAGAAAAAGGCTACAATTATGATGATGTTTACGGACTAAGTGACAATCCGACCTTTGTTAAAGCACCTGACGGCCCTGAACTTACTGGCGATGAAATCGCATTAGTAAGCGTAATAAATAATGAAATTGGTGCGAAAGGTGTGGGCAAGGCGACAGTTCTTAAAGCAATCGAAGAAGGCGCAACGGCCCTAGATGCTTTCGCTGTACCATCAGCGAAATATTCCGATGGATTTTTACCAAGATTCTATGCTAGTTTTGGGTTTAAAGAGGTGGGTCGGATCGATTTCGACCCGTCTTTCTACAGCAAACAAGAAATTGCTGATTTAGAGGATTATTGGCGGTCAACTGGCTGGGACGAGTCCCAAGGGTTTCCAAAGATTGCCATTATGAAATGGGTAGGGGACGATGGACTTAGAGCCAACGCAACTAAACGATTTGTCGAAGAAGGTCGCTTCAACACTGGGGCCGGGGTTACTGGATTATTCCCCGCAGCAGAAAGTGCTATTCGAACAGGAGATGGGTCACGTTCTGCGGTTGCACAACGGCAACGTGCAGGCGGTGACGCCGGACGAAATATTGGGGGTTCAGGAACTAGTCCTAGACCACTTACTCCCGACAAACTTGCAGCAGTTGCAAGAGAACTCTTAACGCTACCTGACACAGCAGTACAAAACCTTGGCATCGACCCATCCCGGCTGACGCAAGTCCGGGATGACCTGGGCATCTTTAGATAATGGCCCAGAAAACAATAGTGCTGGATTATGAGCCGCAGCCTAAACAGGCGCTGCTGCACAAATGCCATGCCAAGCAAATATTGTTCGGCGGCGCGGCTGGCGGTGGCAAATCACATTCAGGGCGCTGGGATGTTATCGGCTTTTGCCTAGAAAACCCCGGCTTGCAGGCGTTCATATTCAGGCGTTCATTGCCAGAGTTGGACAGCAACCATATTCAGCCGCTGAAAAAAGAAATGCCGTCAGAGCTTGGCAACTTCAATGAAACGCGCAAGCGCTTTGAGTTCTACAACGGCAGCAGCATACAGTTCCAGTATCTGGAACGTGACAGCGATTGTGACCGTATTCAAGGAACAGAGATACACATAGCCTTGGTGGATGAAGCTGGGCAGATGACGCCCTATCAGTTGGGCTACATCAAGTCGCGTATGCGTCTTGGCAACTTTCAGCCGCAGGAAAGCCAGCGTCATTTGCTGCCAAGGCTGGTGATGACGGCCAATCCTGGCGGTCAAAGCCATAATTTTTTAAAAGCGCTCTATATCGACCCGGCACCGGCAGAAAGTTATTTTTACGATCACACCATGCGCGATCCCAACAACGACAAGGATCGTGGCTGGCTGACCATGTATATCCCTGCAAAAATGCAGGACAACAAATATATCGATCCGTCCTATGCCTCTAGCTTTAGCGCACTGCCAGAAGAACTGGGCCGCGCCTTGCGTGAAGGCGATTGGGATTTGGTGGTCGGCAGCTTCTTTGGCGATGTCTGGAAACGTGATCTGCACGTTATCAGGCCGTTTGAAATACCGCAGCATTGGACCAAGTTCAGGTCATTCGACTGGGGCAGCGCGTCACCGTTCTCCGTGGGCTGGTGGGCTGTTGCAGACGACCATGACGAAATCCCTGATGGTGCGCTCATCCGCTACCGCGAATGGTATGGATCATCAGGCAGGCCCAATGTGGGTCTCAGAATGACGGCAGAGGAAGTTGGCGCTGGTATTCGCAGCCGTGAACGCGGTGAGCGCATTGATTTTGGCGTGGGTGATCCAAGTATATGGAAATTCGATGGCGGCCCCTCGATAGGTGAGCGCCTGAGTAAAATGGGCGTGCGTTTCAGGCGTGCTGACAACAGCCGCATCAATGGATGGGATCAGGTGCGCCAGCGACTGATAGGTGACGATGGTATCCCAATGCTTTTTGTTTTTAGCGAGTGTACAGACACAATCAGAACGCTGCCGGTACTCACGCACGACAAGCACCGGCTTGAGGACATTGACACAACCCAGGAAGATCACGCCGCTGACGATATCCGCTATGCGTGTATGGCAAGACCGTACCAGCGCAGAGCGCCAGAAATAGAGGATGACCCGTGGCGGCAACCGACAATAGACGAAATGATGGCCGGGCTGGACTATGCGTCAAAGCCACAAGGCTGGAGGCTGTAAATGGCTGAATCCTATACCTATGACCGTGAGCCTACCAAAAAGGCTGACCGTGCGGCCTACTGGAACGATCAGATCAGAAAAGCACGCCGGTTTGAGGAAAACTGGCATAATCGCTGTTATGACATAATCGAGCGATACCGTGACGACAATCCTGACCGGGCCATGCGCGAAACACGCATGAATATTTTCTACAGCAATGTTGATACGCTGAAATCAGCGCTGTATTTCAAGACGCCAAAGCCGCGTGTCACACGCCGGTTCAGGGACCAAGACCCGATTGGCAAGACCATTGCCACCGTGTTGCAGCGCGGTTTGCAGTACCAGCTTGATGTTTACGATTTTGATGCTGCTGTCAGGCAAGTCATTGAGGATATGCTGATTGTCGGACGCGGCGTCATGCGTATGGTCTATGAGCCATTACTGGTGGAGGGCGGCCCAGAACGCATACCGCTGCGGGTAAACAGCGTGCAGGGCATAGGCGAGGTCGGCATGGGCCAGGTTGGCACTGTTGATATTGGCCAGGCATTTGTAGACCGGGACGGCAACGCTGTTGACCAGAACATGGTCAAGACGGATGCAATGGGCGCTTACATGGATGGTGCGCCAGTTGAATATATCGGTGAGCAATCAATCCGCTGTGAATATGTGCATTGGCAAGACTTTACCATGCAGCCAGCCAGGTCATGGAATGATGTTGGCTGGATAGCCTTTAGGCATTTGATGACACGCCAGGAACTGGTCGATTATTACGGTGCCAAAGGTGAGGCAATCCCGCTCACATATCGCGGTGAGACAAACAGCGGCTATGACAATAACGAGCAGCCAGATTATGCAGAAATTTATGAAATCTGGGACAAGCGCAGCCTCAAGCAGATATTTATTGCCACCGATTACAATGAGTTGCTTGAGGACTTTGACGATCCCTACAACCTCGATGGTTTCTGGCCGATGCCGATGCCATTGTGTGAAATTAGCACAACAGACACGACAATACCCATTCCGGGCATTTTGACCTATGAAGATCAGCTATTTGAGCTTGATCTGATCACACAGCGGATCGGCAATCTGACAGAGGCTTTGAAACGCCGCGGCGTCTATGACGCATCGTTTCAAGAGTTGCAGCGCCTGGCTGACGCTGAGGACAATGCGTTCATTCCGGTGGACAACATGGCGATGTTGCAGGCTGGCGGCGGTCTGGCCAATGTGATGCAGGAAGCACCGCTAGACAATTTGATCAAGGCGTTGGCACAACTCTATCAGTCGCGCCAGATCGTAATTCAGACCATTTACGAGATTACCGGCATATCAGATATCATGCGCGGCCAGTCTGCCAGTAGGGAGACAGCCACAGCACAGCGTATCAAGGGGCAGTTCGGTGCCATGCGCCTGGTCAATCGCCAGCGGCGCATTGAACAGTTTCTTGACCATATTCTGGAACTAAAGGCCGAATTGATGGTTGAAAACCTTGAGCCATCACTGTTGTCGCGTATCACTGGCATCAACATCGCTCCCGAAGTTGTCGCCGTGATGCGCGATGAGCGTTTGCGCTCATACCGTGTGTCTGTCGATACGGATGAATCTAGCGCCATCGACAGCGCATCAGAACAGCGCAGCCGCACAGAGTTCCTGACAGCCACAGTGCAGTTCCTGCAAGCAATCGGCCCAATGGTGCAATCCGGCGCTGTAGGCTTTGAACAAGCCAAGCAGATGCTTTTGTTTGCCGCCAGGGCGTTTCCAGGCGCACGCGACCTTGAGGACACGCTGGAAGCCATACAGCCGCCACAGCAAGGCCCAAGCCCGACAGACAAGCTGGTGGAGGTTGAAGCCGCCAAGGTAGAGGCCCAGACACAGCAGGCAGCAGCCGATGCTCAGGTCAAGGTGGCCCGCTTGCAGCTTGACCAGCAAAAAGCCGCTCAAGATGCAGCCTTCAAGCGGCAGAAGCTAGAGATTGATGCAGCCAAAGTGGTGACGACAGGATGAAGAACATCGAGGCAGTCGGCAAGATAACCTGGCTTATGGGCCAGAGTGATCAGCATTGCAGTTGGACAGTAGACGATATCCACCGGCTTGTTTTGCCGCCAATTGCTTTGCAGCAGTTCCGCATCTGGGAAGTAGAGAGCCAGCCGGTAGGTTTTATGACCTGGGCCATGCTCGATGAAGATGCAGAGCAGGGCTATCTTGATGGCACGCGCAAACTGCAACCAGATGACTGGCAGGCTGGCAAAAACTTATGGCTCATTGACTTTGTAGCGCCACACGGCGGCGTCATGGCAATGGTGCGCGAGGGGCGTGAGCATTTGCGCTCATTGTTCGGCAAGGGCGTGGTTGGCCGCGCAAACAGGCTTCATAAGGGGAAATTGTGGTGTTCGGTAACTTAGTCGAAAACAGAATTTGCTT